TGGGTCATTGGAAACAATGAACGAGGTGCATGTTGGGTAGCTGATAGAAACGGTGTTTTTAAATCTAAGTCAGAAGCACAAGCTTTGGTTACAGCTGAAGTACAAACGGCACAAGCTGCTTGGGATGCTCAAACTGATGAAGAAAAAGCTGAACTAGATAATAATAGACCAAGCGATATAACACTTCCATAAGGAATTTATAAATGGCTGGCTACAATGAAATCAGAGGACTGAGGGTTAAATACCTATCAACAAATCCTTCTAATCCAGAAGAAGGAGAGGTGTGGTATAACTCAACTTTAGGACAACTTAAAGGTTATGTATTAGCACCTGCTACTGTATCGGCTGGAGGAAATCTTGGTACAGCACGAACACAGGTAGGTGGCGCTGGAACTCAAACTGCAGGTTTAATATTTGGTGGAGAAACACCTTCTATAACTGGAGTTACAGAAGAATATGATGGTTCTTCTTGGACAGCTGGTGGCACATGTCCCGCATCTAAAACTGATATGCACGGTTCTGGAACTCAAACAGCAGGTTTATGGGGTGGTGGTTCACCTTCTAGTTCAGGCTCATATGAATATAATGGTTCTTCTTGGACAGCTGGTGGAGACATGACTTTTGCTGGTAGAGATTTTTCAGGAGGTTGTGTTGGAATTCAAACCGCAGCTTTACAAATAGGAGGCTTTATAAGCCCAGGTAATCTTTCTGCAACTATGCAAAATTACGATGGATCTAGTTGGACAAACATACCACAAACTTTTCCTACTGCACCAAACACTTCAGGTATGGCTAGTTGTGGAACTCAAACAGCTGCACTTTCAGCTGGAGGACCTAGCGGACAAACTGTATCTCTTAGTTGGGATGGGTCTAGTTGGACAAGTACACCTTCTTTAAATATTGGAGCAAGTGCTGCAGTACATAGAGGAACTTCAACTGATTCTGTTTTTATGACTGGACACCCTGCATCTCCACCTTCATATGGTGTAGAAGTTCAAACTTATGATGGGTCTAGTTGGTCAACTTCTCCAGTAACATTTACTACTGGAAGAGCACAGGCAGTTGGAGCTGGAACTGCAAGCGCAGCTTATGTTGCAGGTGGAGCAGATGGAGGCTCACCTCCTTCTAATAGAACAGAAGAATTTAATGGTGCAGCTGTAGCTGTTAAAACATTGACAACTAGTTAATAAAGTATATATTGCTGGATGAAAGGATTACTATGACAGAAAAAAGAAATATACATGCACTTATAGAAAAAGAAGCACCTAGCTTAAATAATTTACTGGACCCGAATGATGTGAAGGCGTTTAAAGAAATGACAGCCGAGCTTCGTGACACATGGACCAAAAAACAAGTATTTAGAACAGAAACAGAAATGAGAATGTCTGTTCTTCAAGATATGAAATATCCAACAAAAGCTGCAAAGTATTGGCAATGTGTTAGAGAACAAAACGTATTTTTAGAAAATTTAATGAGTTTATCTTTTGATTGTAGACGTAAAGAAGCAAAAATTAAATGGTTAGAAAAAAAAATTGAGACAGAACAAGACGAGTATAAATTAGAAAAATATAAAATAGATTTAGATGAAGAACGATATGGTTTAGCTAATATGCAATTAGTCGCAAGAGATCGTATGAGAGAAATTAAACTCTGGTCTACATTAAAAAAAGAATTTGATGATGGTACATTTGATACTAAAGATGTTAATAGACATCAGTTAGATTCTTATCATATGATTATGAAAAACAAGGCAGAAACATTAACATCTGGTTCTAGTCAGCCAGAAGTGTTTAATGTATTAGGTCAGTTAAATACTATAGAAAGAGTTAAAAAATCAGGAGAGATGATTTACAACAAGAAAGAACAAATAACTAATGACCTCGGATCCAAGCCAGAGTGATTTTAAATTTATATTTTTAGGTCAATCGGTATTACGATATCAAGTACCGCTTGATGTGTATAATACGATTAACCATATTTATGAAACTAAATATCCAACATTACCTTCAGCCAACAAACAATTAGTTGGTAAGATAGAAAAAGAACATAGTTTGTTTTATATGGGTGAAGACAGTTCTAAAATGGTTAGACATAATTATTTACCTAATAATGTATTAGAATGGTTTGAACAAAAATTTAAACACTATTTAGAATTTAACAAAACTAGACAATATAGTTTACGTCTTAATTCTATATGGGTTAATACTATGTTTGAGCATGAATATAATCCAGTACATGTGCATCAAGGAACATTGTTTACAGGTTTATCTTCTGTCATGGTTTTAAAACTACCAGAATCTTATGGTGTAGAATACTCTGCAGCCGAACAACCACAAAATGGCAGACTACAAATATTAGGTGCAGCTAATGGACATTTTGCACATGTAGATTATCAACCAGAAATAAAAGAAAGAGATTTTTTTATATTTCCATATGATATGAGACACTGTGTATATCCTTTTAACGGTCCAGGATATAGACGAACACTTGCTGCAAATATGGATGTTCAGTACGACCCAATTAGAAACAGAGGAGTAAGTTAATGTACGAAAATAGACATATTACAGAACCTAAATGGAAGAGTTGGATAGTTCAAACTACTACACCATTGTTTACACCAGATCAATGCAGGCAAATTATTGCATCAGGTAGAGCACAGAAACCACAAGTTGCACAAGTAGGTATGAATAAGCCAGGTGGTGGTACAGATACTAAGAAAAGAGTCACAACAATATCTTGGATACCATTTAAAGAGATGGGACACATGTATGAAGACTTAAATAATTTTATACAAAAAGCAAACGAAAATCATTTTGGTTTTGGAGATATACAAGTTACAGAAAATGCACAATTTACAGAATACCCTGAAGGAGGGTTTTATGATTGGCATATGGATTGTGATGTAAACATGGCTCACGAACCACCGGTGCGAAAAATATCAATGACATTATTACTTAATGATCCATCAGAGTTTGAAGGTGGAGACTTAGAATTAATGGCACCAGGTAAGTTTGCAGAACTTAAACAAGGACATGCAATTATGTTTGCATCATTTTTGAATCATAGAGTTAATCCAGTAACTAGAGGAATGAGACAATCTTTGGTATGTTGGTTTGGAGGTAAACCTTTTAAATGATTAATGATAATGAACTTTACATTTTTAAAGATTTTTTATCTTCTGAAGAGTGTGATGAATATTATAAAAAAATATATGATATCGGTCCACAACCAAAAATGTTAGATTTTAAAATTATTACTGCAGATTTAACAGGAGATCCAATTGGAGAAAAAGTTAAAAATTTTCTTAATAAAAAATTTTTAATTAATTTAGATTTAGATCAATTACAAATACAAAATTGGCATGTTAATAGTTTTGGAAATTTACATACACATTATAATCCAGGAAGAGAACATATTATTTATACTAGTTCTTTATATTTAAACGATGATTTTTTAGGGGGAGAGTTTATAACTGAAGATGGCAGAAAATTTAAACCTATAAAAGGAACTCTTATTTTTTTTAATGGTCAAAAAATAAAACATGGTGTTAACAAAGTTTTTAAGACAGATAGAAAATCTTTAATATTTTGGTGGAGAGGTCAATGATTAAAGAACAATTTTTTCCAACAAATATATATGGCAAAGATGTTAAATTAGATAACCAGATGTTTGCAAATGAAATAGTTGAATGGTCTAAACGAGATCCTGGACTTAAAAAAACAAATCGTAATGGTTGGCACTCTACAACTGAAATGCATCAAATACCTGCATTCAAAACTTTAGTAGATGAATTATTTTTAATGATGCAAGATATATGGAAAGAAGAGTGGTTAGATAGAGAACCTATATTAGGTAATATGTGGGCTAATATAAATCCACCAGGTGGATACAATGCTCCACACATACATCCCAATAGTTTGTTTAGTGGTGTGTATTATATAAAAGCACCAGAAAATTCTGGTGATTTAGTTTGTAATGAACCAAGAGCAGGAGCACAATTAAATATGCCTATAAGAAAAAAAGGTAAACCACCAAAAGAATTATGGAGAGAAGTACATTTAAAACCGATAGAAGGTAGAATAATTATATTTCCATATTATCTTTGGCATAATGTTACACCTAATGAATCAAATGATATAAGAATATCAGTAAGTTTTAATTTTATACAACATGGTTTTCAATAAATATCACGTAATAAAAAATGCAATAAGCTACGAGTTAGCTAATTTTATATTTAATTATTTTTTACTTAAAAGAGATGCTGTAGCTTGGATGTATCAAAATAATATTACCTATGATACAGGTATGCTTGGTACATGGACCGATCAACAAATACCTAATACTTATTCACACTATGCCGACTTTGCTATGGAAACATTACTTGTTAAAATGTTACCAGTCATGGCTAAAGAAACAGGACTTAATTTAATACCAACTTATTCTTATGCTAGAATATATAAAAAAGGTGATGAATTAAAACGTCACAAAGATAGACCTTCTTGTGAAATATCTACTACTTTAAACCTAGGTGGAGATCCTTGGCCTATATTTATCGATGGTACAGGGGCTAACAGCGTCATAGATGAGTATAAGAATATACATAAACCCAATGCACCCAAGGGCACTAAAGTCTTGCTTGAAGTGGGCGATATGCTAGTATATAGTGGTTGTGAATTAGAGCATTGGAGAGAACCTTTTGAAGGGGATACTTGCGGACAAGTGTTTCTTCATTATAACCATGTAAATGGTCCTTTTGCTGAAAAG